GTCCAACTTAGTCCGGATCTTATGTATTCTGCCGGTTCGCCAATGGCCTCCAGGCTGGCATAGATACTGATGTGTTTAAATTTTTTCCAGAGATCGGTCACTGACCGGCCTTGATATACACTGGTGCTGAGATTGGTGTTATACCTCAAATTGATGTTTTGGCTGTGACCGTTTGCAATTAATCGATCCAGCAGTTTCCAATGGTCGGGATTCAACATAGGCTCACCGCCTGTGAAATATATTTCTTTGAGATCTCCTTCGGTGATATTTTCCAGCATTGGCCAAACATCGAATCTTTCAAATTCTAGATCCCCGACTAACTTAGTCCAAGTACTGCTGAAACTCGGGCTGCAAATCCTACACGATAGATTACAGGTGTTGTTGTTTCTGAGATCTAAATATCTAATAGATTCTCGTTGACTGGGGTCGTCGCCGTAATTTGATCGATATGAAAATAATCCATTGTGCTCATCTTCCCAGCATCTACGGCATCCTGCCGGGCACTCACCGTTTAGCATTTCCTGCTGGAGGTCTGAAAAAGTTTCTGTGCCTTGGAAATCACTATTTGGACGTATCATTGAGTAGTCATAAACGCAACATGGTGCGATTTTGCCATCGGGATATACAGTGATGCTGTTCCAAACAGCATTGCAGATAAATTGATTATTTTTCAGATTGTCCACCGTGTTTCCGTTTGATTTCTCCCAGGACCTGGTGAGATTTCACAGTTCTTAATTCTCCGGGTTTTTTCAACTCGATCCAACTCAAAGCGGGATCAAAATCATGCGTATCGATAAGTTCAAAACCCAACATGTCGCACATGGGAATAAGCATGGATTTAGGCATATAAGTCATGTAATATTTTTCGGCATGTGCGGCTGCGCCAGGGAGGTCACCGTTGTTATAGGTAAACAGCACACAACCACCAGGTCTGAGAAGATCGTATATCTGCTCGAGATGATATTTTATACTGTCAAGACTGAGATAGTTGAAATGATTCCAACTAAAAATAAAACCAAATTGTTGTTGTGGCAGATAAGAATAGTTTTGATCTTTTATCAAGTAGGGTCTTAGCCTGCGTTGATACTCCTCAGTGAATTTTCCCACCGTGCTGTCAATGAATTCCTGATGTGTGTCAACGATATAAAGAGGATCGCCTGCCACGAGATGTTGTGTCCAATCGCCGTCGCGGCACCCAATTTCCAGAGTCGGATATCTCCAGTCAACATTGATCCCGATACGACTCAATAATATTGGCTCAGCATGTTTGGGAATATAAAGTTTTCTGATCTTTCGTATGTTATTGGGATCATTGTACTCGAACTCGGTTTCATAGTTTTTGACCCAGAACTTCATGGTCTGCTCAGATATATCACCATCAATGACACGATTGATGCTGTCCAGTCTCATACGATAATGGTCAAGATCGTCGACTATTTTTTCTAATTCGCCGATGTTGTCACTTAGGAAATCTTGGTATTTCTTGTCGAGAGATTCGTTTGATAGTAAAGCAAGGTCAGAACACAAGGCATCAATCTCTCGTTCAATCTTTGAAAGATCGAAAGTTTGACTGAGTCTTTGTTTGAGTTCGACTAGTTCACTGAGTTTCATTGTTGATATATTTTACTGCCATTCAAAAAGAGTGTCAAATGTTGTTTTAATCTGTGTATGCTCCTCAAGATTCCAGTTTAGCACTCCTAAAAGATTTTCTACTTTTTGATCTACGATGGTGGATTCCATGTTGTCATCATCAAAGGGCAGATCCTTGAACCATTGGGGAATATGTAACTCATCAGTGGGATAAGCCACAGATGTATAACCCAGTGGATTGTCTTTGAGTTTACAAACGATGACCTTCATACCGTCCACGATCTGCATGGAGTAATTATCACTCATCATTTTCCTGAGGTTATTCCAGTTCATGGCCGCTCGCACATGTCCGGGCATGTTTGCTCGTCCTAGTCTTTCTTCTTCTTTGCTATATTTGGTGAGATTGTTTACACGTTTAGGTGTACCTTTTTCCCAAGCTGGCCGTTCAGAAAATGCCAATTTGAAATTTTTGACTTTTTCGATGATATCTTCTTTGCCAGATCCTGTCAGTACCATTAACAAAAGTTCGCTGAGAAAATCCTGTACTACTTTTGGTGTGTCACTGCGTTTAAGGTCTAACCCCATGGCTTTTACTTTACCAGGCTTGCCATGTGTATCGAGACGTATGCCCTCCATGTCATAGATTAGCACAGCATAGCGTTTCTTCTTGATGAATAATCCTTTGGCCGCAACCAATTCACGACCGGCTTTGATGATATTTCCCATGTCTCTAGGACAGTGACAAGCACGTTCCATAAATGCCGGGAATGAGTCGTTGACCTGCTCGGCAATGGTATCGTAGAGTTGTACACAGGTTTCTCTGCTCCAATCAATTTCCCCTCGCTCAACTTGAGGTTGTAATATTGGCCAGGCTGAAAAGTACACAGAGTCTGTGTCACCGTAGATTATGGCATCGCCAACGTGATCATATTTGCCCGTGATACATTCGTTGACAAAACTATCCATGTGCTTGGCAATGATACGTCCTGTAAGCGTGGTCGATTGTCCGATCCTGTGATCAAAAAATCTACAACCGGGATTGAGCAAAGCACCGTACAAAGAATTTAAATTAATCTTTTTAACCAACTGCCGTTTATCCCAGAACGCGATGTCGGCCTTCTCGGTGGCATCTTTCTTTTTTGCCTGTAGTTCTTTGCGTTCAGCGTACCAGCGTTCTAGTAGTCCGGGCACGATGCCTTTGATATCATACCTAAAAATAGTCCCATTGGCACTTAATATCCAAGGTTGATTGCTGTCAAATATCAACTTCCATACATTGGCCGCTGAAGTAATGTCTGATGTGCCATCTTCCCAGTCGATGGTTATTTCTATACCAACTTCTGCGTTCATCACAGATTGATATTCTAGGCTACCGAACATGTTTTCCCAGGCATCAGCAAAGGACGAACCTGTGGATATTTTTTCTTGGATATAGTGGTCGGTCATTATCGGTCGGAGTTGTCCGACGATGGTTTCCGGTCCCATGTTGAGGGCACGAATAGCTGAGGGATAGAGCGAGTTGAGGTCGATCGCTCCGATGTATTCGTGAATCCCTTTTTTGGGATAAGCAACATAGGCACCTGCGGCTTGGGTTTCTCCTTGGTCATCTCTACTCCTCCTGTTAGGTACAATCATTCCTCGTTGATGTGCTTCGTTGATAATGGCCTGCTCAGTGACAGCAACAGCTCCCATGGTAGTAGGGAGTAGTACTGTGTTATCATGGGCCAATTCGTTGGCCAGATCAAGAAAGCGTAATTTTTTATCAAGTTTTACCAACAGCATGACGTCTTGTCGGTTGTAATCGATAAATTTGGGAAAGTCTTTGTTGTAGAGTTGATCTAAGGTGCCCTCATAGGCAACTTTAGATTCATTGAGTTCGTATTCGCCAATGGCGTCTAAAGAATAACTGTGTCGTTCTTCGTAAGTGTATTTCCGGTACAATTGCATGTAATCCATGTGTACTCGGCCAATGAGATCGAATGTGAGATTCTCAGCTCCAAATCTCTCAAATGTTCTTTGTTTGGGATATTGGCCCCAAAGGCAAAAACGTCGTGTGTCGTCTTTGCTCAGCACTCGATTTATACGCATGACAGTATAAGGAATGTCGAAACCTTCACTGTTCCAACCGCTGAGTATGTCGGCATCATCAATGAGATCAAGGAACGTATTAAGTAAGTCTTCTTCGCGCTCAAACAAAAAACAGTTTTCGTATTGGGCACAGATTTCTTCAGCAGTAGCCCAACTGTAACTCTTGGGTGGAACTACCAGTGTGACTAGTCGATCCATCCAGTCTAGATAGACTGTGATGGCTGTGATGGGATTGAAGGGATCTTCGGGCTTTGAAAAACCGCGTTCGGGGTCAAAGTCGACCTCGATGTCGAAAAACGCTGTTTGTAGTTTTGGAGATTCTGCTCCTAGATAATGTTCTTCTAGGCAGCGGAATATGGGATTGATGTCACTTTCCCAGAGACGTTTGCCGGAATTGATCCGCATCTCTTTGTGGAACTCTTTGCTGTTGCGTGTAGCGAACCTTGACACAGGAGTTCCGTAGATGGTTTGGAACTTGCCTCGAGGATCATCATAATAAAAAACAAATCTAGTTGGAAATTCTCGATATTCTCGCAGACCATCCCGACGTTCAACTACGTGGATGGTATCTCTGTCTCGATCGAACAATGCGTCGATATAACTCAAATCTTTCTCCTGATGGTTTATGGCCCATCTTAGCCTTTCTACATGCCCGTTGAGTGGGCGAATCTTGATCGCTATCTTGTAGTTTACAAGGTGCGGCCGACAGTTTCAAGAACAGTGGTAAGTTCTTCGTGGTCTTTATTGGTATCAGTGAATTTGCTTTTTTGTGCGACTCGTATAGCCTTTTTTAGGATAGCCGGTTTCATTTCTAATTCTTCGGCAATGGCTTTGACGGTGTCATTGAGTCCGGCTGTGAGATCTTCAATTTCGGTCATGACAGCGATACCTTCGTTGATGAGTTGTGTGAGTTTGGCTTTTTGTTCGCCGCTAAACATACGTGATGACATAGTGGTCTCCTTGGTGGAAAAAATTAATTATACTTTACTTATTAGACAAAATCAACCTTTAAAGGATTCTAACATTTCTTGGGCAGTTTCGGTAGCACCTGATTCCCACCCAAAATGTCCAATCCATTCTTGATCGTAGTACATTGGGGAGACACGCAATATCCGTCTTTCGAAATCAATGCCTCTTCCGGCCATTTTTGTTTTTTTACTGGTGTAGAGTTCGTTGTGATCGAATTTGAATATGTAATTCTTGGCTTCCTGTTTGACAGTGGAACTGCCTTTTTGAACGTCTCGGAAATGATTTTTTAAATTGCTATAACTCCAGAGTTGGAACTCGTCGGTGTTAAAAAATGTGTAGTTGGCAAAGTCTTGTTGAT